TTACAGATTCGTTGAGTAGGTTACTCACCGCCGCGCCTTTGGTCGTTGCGCCCGTGCCGCCGTTTGCGACGGGAACTAACATATCAGTAGGTAATACACTCATATTAAGCGTTTGAAGCTGTTACATACCAAACATAAATTACAGCCGCGCCAACAGTAGAACTGTCAGGTGTTACCGTGGCACGCACCACGCCCGCGCCAGTTGAGCCGATTTGAGTAATCGCAGTGGTTTTATACTGATTTACTACTTTTAAGTTATTCGCCGTAGTTGCTTGTACTGTGACAGGTGAACTGCCATTGATTTTTACCGCCACCGTTGGAGCTGTTCCATCAAAAGCCGTCGTTACTACCGTATCAACTCCCAAAATTCGAGAGCCGTCAGGAATAGAAGTCGTACTGTCAACGTTGCCACTGCCAAAAGCGATATTTAACTCGACAAATTGCACGTTACCCGTACCACTGCCCGCGCCGTCACCTTTCAAAGTCCATGTTCCGGCATCATTGGAATAGATACCGTTTGCAATCATCGAAATAGTACCACTTATTGAGCTTGTCGTAGTAATATGTAACGGATAGGTAATCTTAAAATTCGATAGCGTTGTAGTGCCATCATCATACACAACATCACCCGCCGTATAAGAGCCGCCCGACGTATGGCAAAAACCAAATTTACCCGTATTCGTTCCCGCGCTTGGAGCTGAACCGCCTGAAAAGGAAAATCCGATTTGGGCAACTCTGCCGCGCAAATCTATCTGAGTGGCATTATCATTGATAGTCGAACCGCTTGCAATCGGCAAAGAACGCGCCGTAACGAAAGCCGTATCTGCTGCGTTTTTGTGCTCCAATCCGCTCGAATTGAATTTGAGATTCGCGCCACTTGTTCCACCTACGCGAAACAAGCTACTCATAGTACCGATAAAATCTGAAAATATACCCATGATTTTAGATGTAAGTTATATAAATTTTCCCACTACCACTTGACGGCGAACCGCTAAAAAATACCTTGTATGTTTCCGTCGTATCTGTCTGTAAATAGTTATTTGTTAGATACCTATCTTGAGCGTTTCCCCTGTCTGCGATTGCCATTAAGAGAGCTTGCGCCGTGTCTATTCCTACTGTAAGTGTGCCCAAATTGAAGGCAATGCTATTCTCGATTACCGTATTCAATATTAGAGAATTTGCAGGAATAGAGCCGATTGTTATCGTATTGCCGCTGTAATCCGTATGGCTGTACTCTACGCTAATTTTCCCGCCCCCGCCGTTCGTGTTTATCGTCACATTCCCAGTATTGAACTCGATAACAACAGGATTACTTGCGACCGATAAAGCGATTTCGCTACTCTCTACCGTAATCGCTACGGGGTTACTGACTACTGAAAAACTAATATTCGTACCCGAAACAGATAAAGCAAGTTCTGAACTTGCGACCGATAGGGCTATTCTTTCATTAGTAACGCTGAGAAGTATTGGATTACTATTGACTGTAACATTACTCACAGCCCCTCCAAAACAGTCACATTCTGACACAGTAGAGTTTTCGCCGTGCTACCATTTACGTAATGCAAAACATACTCATATTTAGTTCCAACGGTGAGTAATGCCGTATTCGCCGCGCTCATTGTTACCGTACCTGAAGTGCTACTTACCGCCGTCACCGTTGCCGAAAAAATGGTAGTATTACTGCCTGACGTACGTACATTACAAGTCCAAGTATGCGTCGTAAAATCGCCGATTTCCGTGCTTGAAAAAGACAGAATTTCGGAGTTTCCTTTACGTATTGTTATATCGCCGTTTTGTTGGACTGTCATGTTAATACTGATAATAGTTTCAGTAGAATATACCAAAAATAGAAAATTCTTTAAAATAGTGCAAATTAAATTTAACAGCCCTTACAAGCTCACTAACGAACGAAATGCACTTTCTGACACTACCATACTCTACGATTTTATTAGACTTAGGTACGTGCCAAATTTTGCGAAATTGCATAATATTTTTAGGTGGTGGTAATATTTTCAGTAGTAAGGAATAATTTACGTTCCGCTTCTCTCCGTCTTGTAAGCCCCGCCAAAACCTTGCCGCCGCCTTTATTCCATCGGGCGAATTGGTCTGCCGCTGCACTGTAATTTCCCTTGTTAAGGTAAGATAAGAGTGTGCTACTACCGAACGCCGATGTTCCAATATTATACGCTAAACTTACACAAGCGGCGAACTGATTATCAGTAATTTTTACTTTCATTAAGCTCTCAACTCTACGGCAATAATCAGCCAAATCCTTTTCTAATAGCTCTTCGCATTGCTCCAAAGTTAGCCCGTTTGGATACGCCCTTCTTGCATCGGCTTCGTGCTCTTTACCCGAAAGCATCACGCCACCGGAACGTACTACGTGACCATATCCGATAGTCCAATAATTAGCAGGGCAAAGGTAAGCGTCGTAATTTGGTGTTAGTCTGTCACCGTCACGAATGCCTTCGAATGACTTTATTAGGTCTATGCCGGCTTGGTTAATTGTTCTCATTTTTTTTCTCAGTGGTAGGTTTATTTAAATACGCCTTGAGCCAAACCGCCGTACCAATGCCAACGGAGAATGCAAAAGACTTGAGCGAAAACGCTTCTTGCGGTGTGGAAATAACGTAGTCAATAGTCATTGTCAATACAGCCGTTCCCGCGCCGTATAGTAAGCTATGAATGTTTTTTTTGGCTTTGCGTGTCATTGCGTTTACTTCTTTTTAGTGATATAGGCATCAACTACGTGAAAAAAAGTAATTAGTATTAAGCACGTTATAATCATTTGTCATCTCCGTAAATATGCCGATTAACTATTTTGTTAAGTTCTTTTTCTCTGCGCTGTGTTTTTCTTCTATCTAAATAGACAGTAATCCACCTATACACCGTAAAAGCACCGCCAAGTATTGCCGCAATCGCTACAAATACACTTGAGTTATCACTAAAAAAAGCAAATATCGTTGGTGTAAATGCTAATGTTATAGCTAAATAATCTGAACCGTGAAATCCGTCGTGGTGTAATATGTGCCAATCGTGCATAGTTCTTTTGTGTGTAAATAATAGCCGTGCTTTTGCAGGGCACGGCTACGGGAGAAAGAGCATGAAAGCAATACAGCCGTATTGCATGGCGAAAATACAAAAGTTTAGTGTTATTTGCAAGGAATATTTTTAGTAAAAGAAAAAGCCCTGTTTTTAGCAGGGCTTGGGGGGGGGGTATTTTATGAAATAAGCGCTCTTTCCTCTCTAAGTACCGATATATCCTTCATACTGATATTAAAGTAGGCATTTAAACCACCGTGCATAGGCTGTACGGCAAAACCTAATTCTATAAAAGCCTTGATACATTCGCCGTTGGACACATAATCGTAACCATCTATTAAATCTTCGATAATGTGTTTTAGCCCGTAAGACGTAATTTGCCTATTGATTCCTTTTGTTCGCCTTATATTCTCAACTATAAAACATTTGATTTTTTCGATTTTAGTGGTATCGAATACCATATCTTTTTCTTCAATTTCGATGTTTGCTTTGCCGCAAAAACCGTAATGTGCTAATTCGGGTAATTTTTTCATGTGTTATTCTCCAAAAAATTTATAAATCATACATCCCAATTATTCCCGCATCGAAACGGCGGATTACGTTTATTGCTTTTTCGTACTTGGCTTTGTAATCAATGCCTAAAATACTGTCAAATTCACTCATAAGCTCGATATTTTTAATTTCGGGATATTCTGCCATTACAAGCATTTTTGCCGCCTCTTGGCTGTCGCATTCGGCTAAATATAGTGTTTGACCTTCGGTGGGAGAGTCTGCGCAAAGTAGGTATGTCATACGTCTCCCTCTCTTAAACTTTTAACCTCTTTACCCAAATCCTCACAACTATTACACAAAAATTCAATCCATTCTTTTGCATTGATAGTTGCCGTGTGTTTGTGTCCTTTGGCAATCGCATCATCGTGCGATTGTTGTGTCCAAAATAGTTCCGACCTTGCTGTCACTTTACCGTCTTTTGAGTATATGAATAATACCATCTCACTCCCTCTCCTTAATATTTTCAACTGCCTGTAAATTATTGCTTATCCGTGCTATTTCGGACTTCAAATCTTCTATTTTCTTCTTAACTGTTAACTCTCTTATTTGCTCTGCTTTCAATTCGTTTTGGTACTGTTTTAGTAGCTTCTCGAATGATTCTTTGATAGACTGTAGATTTTTGGTCATTTGTTAATTTCCTCCGGCGTTATAATACCGTTTTCAATGTCGTAAATTAGTTTGTTACATAGGGCTTCGGTAAGGGTATTGCCCTTAAAATAATCATACCCCTTATACCTTTCATACCATACCGTTATATCCACTGTTTTATCGGCGTTCAATCTTATCTCGTAGTCACCTTGCATCATTGATATTAGTTCTTCGGCGTTGTAAGCGGGTAGAATAGTTTCGGCGGCATTTAAATCGTCTTCCGTTAGTTTGCCTTCGTAGAGTATTTTATCCCAGTATTTATTGTCTGCGTAAACTGTGAACCATACAAATCGCGACTTCTTCCTCACCCCTAACTCCCAAAGTCTTTTTGCTTGTTCTAAATTTATAGTCACGATTCCACCTCCAAAATATTCCAATAATAAATATTAACTCCGAAAGCGTATAGCTCCCATTCGCCGCGTTGTTTGTAAAAGCTCCATAAGCCCCCAAAGCCGGATTTTATTTCGATTGAGGCGGTTGTGATGTTGTTGATTTTTTTAAGAGGGATTGTCATGATTTTATTAGTTTTTAAAAAAGCCGCCGCCGAGAACGTGTTTATGTCCCGTTAGTCCGCGCGTCGTACGCCGTAACGGATTGCTGATGAGCGGCTATAAGGAGTTCAGTTGCTTTGAAATTGTAAATCTTGTATTAAATCGTCAAGCTCTAATAGTAAACTTGGGCTTTTAGTTATATCCATCTGAATGGAAATTGCTTTAATTATCAAGTACAAAGCGCGTTCTGTTAGTTCAATTGTCATTTGTCACCCCGCAAATAGATTGTTGATTGCACTTAGTTATAAAATCTTGAATATCATTCATTTCTTTTGTCCAAATCTCTTCAAATTCAGATAAAGTGCTTGTAATCCCCGCATAAGTCACCCGCCCTTGTTTTGCGTTGTACCTGACTATTCTTTTATTGAATCCTAACGGCTCACTTTCAATCCATTCGCCGTAATCGTACCTCTCACTCATAAACACTCCCGAATCTCGAACGCCTTGCATTCGCCTTTTTGAACATTTAAGTGTTTCCCTATTGCGTGTGTAAGCCCTATGCAAAGTTCATCATTTTCATCATAGTAGTAATGATTGCCAACGATACCGTGATTGATAAATTTTGGCTTATCTATACTCAAAACAGGCACGGCGCAAGCTGTTGTAGCGTGTTTTTCTTCGTCCCAACTCACAAACACCCTCACCCCTCCCTTCGATAGTTTCGCCCGTTCGTCGGTGGACACCTCGACCTTTTTGTAAAGGTTGTTTGGGTTACCAAGTGATGTTTCGTCTTTTAAGCCAAAATTACCGTTTGTAAAATTATACCTCAGATTGCCATTTCCGCGCTGCTCGATAGATGAGATTTGCAGTAGTTTATAATTCTCATCTATAACAAAGTCACCTGCTTTTATTTCACTTACACCTTCCTTCGATAGTTTCGCCCGTTCGTCTGCACGGGCAAGGTCGAGCAGTTGAAAGTAACTCAACGAACCACCAAGCTCCATATCATGCTCGATTATCTCTTCATTTGTCATAACATACCTCCAACCTCACCACTACAGCCATTACACATGTCTGCAATCTTACTCAGCACCTCCCCCACTTTTCGCGCTTCATCCTCCGTAAAGCCCGATTTCTTGCGACCGGTAATAATATAGTGTAAATTCGTGTTATCTATTCCCGTTTCTTTGGCAATGTATTTCATGTTTACAATGCCGCGTAGGTTTGAAAGTGTTTGTTGTTTGGTCATTGTGTGTCCTTAATAATTTTACCTATAATTGCAAATCCTGCTACTGTATAGTGCAGTGTAATTGTTAACATTGTGAGCGTTCCACAGAATACCCAAAAATCTGAGAATATGAATTTTAGTATTTCAAGCATTGCTATTCCTTCCTAAATAAACTATTTGTATTCATTTTAGATACCAAAGTTAATCGCTGTTTAAGAGCTACTATCCGGTGCTTAAATTCACCAACTACTCTCGATTGATAGTTATGTGAGTTTGTTGTATCTTTTTGATACGCCTTAATTCGTTCAATGTTTTCTTGTAACATTATTAGTTCTTGCTCTAATAGTTGTAGTTGTTTCATGGTTCTCCCTTTCATAAATTATACTTACTCTTAATAATCTCATATTGCTTCAAATCCCGTTCCTTTTGCCGTTCGGAACGCTCTTGCTCTATTCTTAGGCGTTCTGCTTGCTCGGGGTCGGTTTCCTCATGAACCGAAAAGCATTCAAACTCTATGCACTCATATCCGTGGTGGTAACTTATTTCAATTTCGTTACATCCAGCCGCTTCAAGTTTGTCTAAGTCCTCGCGTATTTTTTGAGGCGTTGTGTCCGACCAATCAAAGTCGTACTTAACCTCACTTCTTATTACTTGCTTCTCCATACTCTTATTCTCCAATAAATTTAAAAACTAACTTACGCAAAAATACAACTTATTTTAATACAATGCAAGTTTTATTTTTAGTTTGTGGGATTATTTTTAAAATATAGTTTATTTAGTTCTGCTATTTCATTCTTTAACCGTGCTATTTCTATGTCTTTTAATAGCAATGTTACACTCATATCAATATACAGTTTAGCTATTTCAGCGTATTGCTGTGCGAATTTTAGTTGGTCTTCATTCATATTATTTATGTTTAGTCATGAATAAATTAACCGCCGCTACAATACCATATTCCTTTATCAGCGATACTAATTCAATAGCATCCAATTTTGACCGTAGAACTAAAATTGGGTTACCATATTTCATGCCGTTTATGTGGTATTCTTTTTGTTCCTTTTTTACCGTGCCCGAATCTGTTTTTACTTCGATTCTAAGCGCGTATAAGTTCCTATACGCGCACAAATCAGGATGCCCCTTAGTTGCACCCGTATTGTAGTTTCTATTCGCTGTAATCCACCGTACTATTTTTTCAAACATTACTTTGAATGTTCCTGAATTATGGCGAATTACCTCCCATCCGTCACCGATTAACACATCGGCAATTTCTTTTTGAATATCCTGCTCTGTACCGCCAACGGGTTTGGGTTTTTTGACTTCGATTCGGATAGGATAGCCATGGTCTCCGGCGACCCATTTATATTTTTTCAAAATGGCAACTCCTCACTATATCCGAACCGCTCCAAATCATAATCTCTCAGTGCGATTCTAAGTAAATTTATATTATTATGAATTAATGTTTTATCGTTTTGTTGAATGGCTATTAACAGCAATTCGCCGTATAATCGTATTTTCTCAATCGGCTTTGGGATTGTTAAATCCGGTAGAGTTTTGGGTTCTTGGTGCATACTAAATTGCTATATAGAGCTGCATATCGTTTATTTGGTCGAGAATTGATTGGGCTTTTGCCATGTACTCAGTAAGATAATTTTTTGCAAAATCTGATAAATTTGGAGTTATATAAAATTCATAAGCATAATCGGGTGCGCTTAGGTTTTTAAATAGCTCTATAGCTTTAATCCTTGCGTCGGCTTTGTCGGTAAAACTAAGGTTGCTATTTTGCGCTTTTATATAGTCCTCAAAATCTCTATAAGGTACTACCACTCTGCACTTGTCTATTTCTTCGGTATCTAGAAGAAACCGTATTTCTTCATGTATAAAGTAATTATGCCTGTTGTAGATTTTGATGATATTTGTAAGTTCGTTTACAAATATACCTGCATTGCTATTATTTGAAACGCCAAAAACACCTTTTCTCAATCTACCATTATCAACCCAAACATACCACTTTTCTTCCCTGCCACTTGACTGTAAAATAACATAACCTAAAATCATATCTTTTTTCAAATTCAAGTAAATGCCGTCAGGGTCTATAACATCATAATAAAAATCACCAATTTGTATTTGATTAAATACACTTTTTGTCATTTGTTTTCCACCTACAGTAAGTCTATCTATTGTTACTGTCATTGGTGCGATTTCGAGTTTATTGTTTGTCATAATATTTCTATAAAGTTTTTAAAATAGATTGTCTTGATTGGGAATATATTCGTAATCTTCACGGGTTACCATAAACCAACGCCCCAGCCCTCTTTTGTCGTCGTCTTCTTCGTACTCAAATCTATAATGAGTGCAATATTCACGTAAGAATTTTACAAATCTTTCACGGGTTACCCATTTCTTAGTATCTGGATAATCTTCTATAAATTTTTCATAAATCAGTTTTTTAGAATGCCTTTCATTGAATGTTATAAAGTCATGGTCTTTTGTAAATTCGTGGAATTCGGGGCGTGTATTTCTAATGAATTTCTTCAATGCCATGTTATCAAATTCGCATGGAATCAACCCATTTCTAAGATAAATTTGCAGACAGTTCACCATATAATTATCGAATTTTTGCCACTCCGATTTATCCCATTCATTGAATAGCATATGTTTGAATTCTTGCTCCGGTGTGTGCTTTGCATTGAAATAATCTGAAAATTCAATCTCAAATTTTCGCCTGTCGTGACTACCACCAACGCCGGATAAAGTGTAATTTGTAGTAATCACTATTTTGGGGCTTTTCTCGATTGGTAATTTTATAGCGGGTTGATTCTTGTAATTTAAAGTAATTCCCTCTGTAATTATCGAAAACAAATCTTCAAAATCGAATGTCTTTTTTACGTCTTCAAATACCAAAACCTGACAGTCTATTTTCACCGTTTGGAATTCAAAATCCTTATTCATATCGGTTTTTTTGCCGTTCAATCCTTCGGTTTTTTTAACGTGTGACAATCCTATACAGAAAAGCCCCTTGCCGCTACCGCCGTTCGGATTATCGCTTATTACGGTGTCATTGATAACTACCGCTTTGTTATTTGCAGATGTTTTGTAACTGTGCATAGCCCAACCTATAACGGATTGAATTGTTTTATACCTTACCATATTTTTACCGGACGCGCAATAAATAAAATACCGATATTCCCCGCCGTGGTGGTCACACCTGACAAAATCGCGCTGTATGATTTGATTGCGCCAAACGTACTCATTTACGTCTTCATAGTTGATAATCTCAACATTATCGGCGGTAACTTTTACAATACAATTTTGATAGTATAGGAACGCCGTATCTTTTGTGTCTTTCTTGAATTCTACGTTTCGAGATTCCAGCATAAATAAGAATTTAGGGTCGAACGCCTCTTTATTTTTCATCATAAAATTGAAGTAGTCAAAATTCCCGTTTATGCTGTTCTGCTCTAAATCATCTTTGACGTATTCGCGAATAGTAAGCTCGTCTATTTCCTCGACTATTTTACCGTCAATTTTAATGAATGTATATGTTTTCTTATTTTCGGGAAAATACTTTGCAAAATTCCTACCTTGCAACCAGTATTTATATTTAATTGGTATTAACTTCAAAGTGTTACCTTTGCCGTATTCCAAATAATGATTCGGCTCTTGTATTTTTGGCTCTGTTTTCCGAATTGTATCTAAATACAATCCTGAAATTTTCCGTAAATGTGCGTATTCGAGTGAATGCCTTGGATAATCTTGCATCAATAATACTTCTTTTGAATTAAGTATTATGCTGTCATTTCCACCGAGCGTAAATATATCCGAAAGTGTTAATTTTAATATATCTATCATAGTTTTTTAAGCTGTAAAAATTGGTAAATTACGTAAGTCGTTGATTCTGTCCCACGATGCACCACGATGTTTTTTCATTTTTCTATTTTTCTATTTATGTAAGTATTTTAATTTTATAGCGTTTATAAATTCCGTCTTACGAATTCCACGATTTTCGCACTTTTTGGGAATCGTAAGATTAACTCTCTACGTAGAATCTGACTGAAAATGCCTTTTTCGTGGAATTCGTGGTGTATCGTGGTGCAAAATTTGGATAAGCATAAAAACCCCTATAAACATGAAAAAGCTGTATTCCTTAGTTTTGAAGCGATGCGACGCGCCGGACTTACGTCCTACTAAGGAATACAGCTTTCACTGTTGTATTTTATTTTTGAGAAGTCGCATTTCTCACTGCAAAATTACGAAATTTTCTCGAATCTCAACTATCATTTTTGAAAGTTTCCTGAAACTCTTTCAATATTTCAGTATTACTTTTTATAGCATCAAATACGTGTTTCCAATCATTATAAAGCGATTCCATATAAACGTGTATATCCTCAATTTCCGTAAGCTCTGTAGTTTCCCAGTCTATTTCATGAATATGGTAATACCGTCCTGACGAATATCCAACCTTGCTCCCTATTCGTAAAAACTTAGAATTCACGTAAGGCGAATTTATAAAATCGCGCTCTTTTTTAGGTAAGTTTATGAAGTCCATTTCATACCTTGCAAAACGCTTATAGAATATTGCTGTTGGAAACATCATATTTTATTCCCCCGCCCTTGAAATACTGAAATTGGGAATTGCATGGGGGTTATAGGATTGAGAGTTGCTGCAAAGAATCCGCCGCCGCTAAATTAACCACATGGGAATAGCTTATACCTTGGCTTATTCGCGATATGCTTCTTTGGCAAACCCCGAACCTCTTGCCTATATCGGCTTGCTTTAGCCCTTGCTTTAGCAAATCTCTTATTTCATGAATATGATTATCTGATAATTTGCTTAGTTTATATTTAACTGTTTCTATAGCGGATATTGGTCTTGACTTCCCCTTATTTTTTGCGACTCTTTTTTGTATAGTTTCATTTGATTGCTTTCTGCCAATTGCTTTCGCTATTATCAATTGCTTTGTTTCCTTGGAGTGTTTTTTGCCCAACATGCCCGTGCTTTGAATGCCCTTTTTGCTTGCCGATTGTTTCCGTTTCGACTCTTCTGAGTGCTTGTGATTTAGCCAACTCCCCGCAGTTTGCAAGATATTAAAACCTCTTTTTACGGAGTCTAATTTGTCAATATAAAACTGCTCCCTTTCAATTAGTTTGTTTTTATCACATAGCTCAATTGGCTTAAAGCAAAGTTTGTCAATGCCGTATTTATTAACAAATCGCTGTAGTTTATTATTACAATGAATATTATTATTGAGATGTGTAATGTGTTTATTTTTTCTCAATCTAAAATCAACAGCACTGCCAACGTAAATTCGGGAATTGATTGTATTTGATATTAAGTAAATACAGGTTATCATAAATTCTCCAAAATAAAAAAGCGTACAAAAGAAGTTGCTCGGTGTATCACGACCGCCCGTTAAGGACTTCTTTTATACGCTTAAAATGTGCTTAATTTGTGATACTTTAGCACTGCGCAAAATTACGAATAATACCAATACGATGCAAGGATTATTTTTATTCTAATCCAAACAGCTTTTTAAAATCCTTATGATAATACACCATCTTTCCCGCCCGTTCGTGTGCAATTACTTTGCCCGATGAAATTGCATCTCTCACTGCCGGTACAGGTAATCCCAGTTCGTACGCTATATTTTTCGGCTGTGTATTATAGCGTTCGCGTTTTTTCGGCATCAATTCGCCGTCTTCTCTGATTTCGAGAGCTGCCATTTCTGCCATTGAAACGAGTACCCTTGTTTTCTCAGGGTTCGCGTAGTAAGTGGTAAGCACTTTGCGTGCTAACCAATTATTAACCCGCTGTACAGCGTCCCTAACCATCGGGTAGTGGTATGCGAACCATTGCGCCGCTTGCCTGACGGGCACAAATTCCTCACCCGTTACGTGCCCGCCTTTCTTTACCTTTTCCGGCGTTCCATCTCTCCAAAGATTGCGTAATTCGCCCTTAAAGTCCGATAGCTTTTCGATGCGCTTGCCTTCGACCGTTGAGGCAAGGTGAGGGAGTTTTGGCATTATCATTTTGCGCCCTCCAGTGATTTTTCCAGCCGATCAACTACCATGTCCGCTATTCGTTGCTGATTATCCATTTCCCTTTTTAGTATGCCGCCTTGTATTTTCGCTGTGCCATCCAAATCCCGCCGCAACCCTCCTATTAACTCATAAACAGTCTGCAAAACGCGCTCATTCGCTATAATTTCACATTCCTGTTTATTTACCCGTTTTGTATATTTTCGCCCTGCTACGTTGAATTGTTTCACCCTATCATCCCCCCTTCATTCCAATAATCAGCCGCCCGCAATTCACCCAATCCCGCCACGTAGTCAGGATTCATCATTGCCGCGTCGAATTGTTCATGTTTGCCGTATTTTTTCAGCTCGTTTGCCCGCCACTTTATCCGTGTCCACATTGCCGAAATTTCACCGTCTGCAATTTCGCGTATTTTCGCTGCTATTTTTCGTGATGGTCTTGTAATGCCTGTTTTTGGGTCTTTAATTAGTTTCATGTCAAGTCCCTGTAAAGTTTGTTAATAATTTCCATCTCAGACGTAAGCCCTTCGACGGAGCAAGTATAAATATGCAACGTTTCACCACCTACTTCTTTTGCCGTGAATATTGCAGTTTCCGGCACTTCAAATTCGACGGCTTCGACCGTTATCAAATTACCGTTTGCCGCTAATATTCGTGCAAGGTAATTTCTCATCTTGTCCAGTTCTGCCCGCTGTAATTCAATTAAGCGGGCTTGTGTGTCTATGTAGTTTTTGATGGATTGGGTGTTCATGTGTCCCGGTAATTAGAGTAATAAAATTCGTATATAAACACTGATATTTGATTGCTTTCAAGTTCCGTCAGTGTGTAATTCCCAAGCGGTTTTATATTTAATTCGTCGTCCATCGTTTCGGTCACACTAAACTTGACCCGTTGGCAATTATCACCCCTACTAAGTATTAGAGATATATCCGTTCTGCCTAATACTGTATTTGTTGCGCCCGTTAGCGTTATTTCCATTTTACTCATTCCAACCTCAAATAAACTGTGTCCGTACTTTTATGATACATCTCAACCGTTGCCGTTATGCGAGATGTATGTATTTCCCGCGTGTTTTCCCAATCAATTTCAGCAAGTTCAAGGTAATCGGTATCGCTTGCCGGATATGATTCTGAACCGAATTTTAGGATTATTTTAGTCATATATTTATGCCGTACTGTTTTAGTAAATAGTTCACAATATCAAATATTTTCCATCCTGCCAAAAACAGAATGATAGTAGTCGTAATTTTAAAGAACGCGCCGTATATTTCAATTTTCATTTATTTTGCTCCATTAGTATCAAGGGAGGGCGCGAAAACCAACATTCACGCCCTTCAAGCGTAGGAACTTCATACCGCTTTGCGTTATTGCGCCCTTGTATTAGTTAATCAATATCTCCGATGAAACTTTGAATTTTAGCAGGATTCCAATCTGCAATTTTACCCGTTTCATCAACTTTCATTATTATATAGTCACCGTACCCGCTTCCGTCTGTATCTAATATGTATGGCACGTAGCAATCTTCTTCCGAATACAGCACTTCTCCGTCACTGTCAAGCACCGAATACGAACCGCCGTCACAAACTTTGCAGTGAATATCAGCGGTTACACCATTCACCCAATTTACAATTACCCCGCTGTCAATGTCGATTATAGGACACCAAGATTCGCCGTATTTGCATGGTACGCCCGCGCCGTCTTCATTGCCGTCTTCTTCTCCGTTTAAACGTATATCGTCCCAATGCCGGATATTTGCGTTTGCTTTGAGCGTCTTAGCTTCATACTCTTTTATTTCTCTCATTTGAATTTTCATAATTCTGCTTTCTGTGTTTAGTTTAAGTTCTTCTTAGTTAATTCGTTATGTATTTTCTCAATTACCGCTCCGTTTTCCCGCCGTGCCATTTCCTTCCTAACTGCCACTAAAATCATTCCCGTAATCGCTGCAACCAAAACGAGCACCGAAAGGAAAAACCACCGTATTCCGTCACCTGTAATTATCACCCATCCGGCGGTGAGGAAAATTGCTATTGTTGATAGGGCTGCGAGGTATTTCATCACACCACCTCCAACTCATAACTACGATACTTCTTTTCCTGCACCACGCCGCCGATTCTGATAATATAAATCGTTTCCATTTTATTGCCCTTATAGTTCGTTTGCCGTTCCTTTTTTACTACCGTAGCTTCTCTCTGTAATCCTACTTTTTCGCGGACTGTGTCACCTGTTTTTGCTGTCATGCACACTCCAATTCTATTTCGCGCCACAAAGACGTGGATTTATCGAGTTTATAATATTGCTTTTCATCATCGTCAATCATCATATTTTCAGTACCAATTACAGTGTAAATCTCACCGGAAATAGAATGTTTGATTTTTACTTTATCACCTTCTTTATATTTCATACATCCTCCAAATAAACAGTATTAGTAACGGCATTATAGCTTAAAAATTTACCTTTAATCGTCTGCAAATCAACGTTACCGCCCTTTGCGTAGTTGCTCCATTCCTTTGTGCTTAATTCGCGTCTTTGCGCTTCTGCGACGGGGTGTGTACTTCCCTCTACGTGTACCCACACCGCCCTAAATTGCCTGTCTTGTTTTGCTTGGTCAAATAGATTCATAATTCCTCTAAAATTGATATTTGTTTCAATTTTGATTTGCGTTTAATGCCTCGTACTTGGTCGAGTATTGCTAATCCTATTTCGGGGTTTACAAGGTTGCGGAGTATCGTGCGACGCTGGTCTTTACGATGTTTCACATCATAATTCACTAATGAAAATCCAAAATGATTGTCATTAGCACCTATACGCGCAACGCTGCTTCGCCCACCGTCCTTAGAAACTTCTACCTTGCTAATCTTAAAATTACTCCAAAATAAATGTCTATCCATTACAATGGTCGGTTCTAAAAACACATCATAATAAGGAATAACATTCTCGATTACATAAGGGCAAACGGCATGATGTTTAAGGAATATTATTTCCTGCCATAATTTTGCATCGGGAAATTTTGGAACGAATCTATCTTTACCTGCGTGTCTCACTCGGCTGTGCGTCTGACACGGCGGGCTTGCCCAAATAAAATCAAATTCTTTATAATGCTGTAATAGGTATTCGTGAGCGTCCGCCACAACTACCGTATCGTTCGGGAAATACTCCTGGTAGATTGCTGCTATTTCAGGATTATATTCTACCGCTGTAACTTCTACCTCTTCCCATAGCTTACGGTTACCGCCGATACCAGCGTAGAGATTTAGGTGTTTCAAATTTCCTTCAAATCAACGGG